TAAATTAAATCTTTTTGATAATCTCCAAAGGAAGACATCTTAACAGGCACACAAGTAAACTTACCCATAACATGATTCTTAGCTAGAAAAGCTAAGGCCTCTCCTTCTATCTCAGCAGCAATAAGAATCATTTGTCTATCTCCGCTGGTTATAATCTTCTGAATTAGTGGAATGATTTGACTTTGAACGGATATTCTATCAAAACAAAGTATAACAACTGGATTCTCTAAAATACAAGATAATCTTTTAGCATCATTAATAAAAATATGAGAATTATATCCGCGATCTATTTTTGTTCCTTTAACGTACTCAACTTCGGTTTTTAAAGAATTAGAATTAGATACTGTTACTACTCCATCTATTCCTACTTCTTTAATAACTTTAGCAATTAACTTGCCTAGCTCTACGTCGTTATTAGCCGAAATCGTGGCAATATTTAATTTCTCTTCCTCGCTCTTAATCTCTTTAACTTGAAATTTTAATTGATCTTGTATTAAATCATGAGCTTGATCCATTCCTCTTTTAATAAGAATTGGATTCATTCCAGCAGCAATATACTTATTAGCTTCATTAACCATTTGCTGTAATAATACAACTGTTGTTGTAGTCCCATCTCCTGCTTCGCGATTTGTATTCTCTGCTGACTCACGAGTTATCATAACACCCATATTCTCAAACTTATCTTTTAAGAATATTTGTTGCGCAACAGTAACTCCATCTTTTGTAATCGTTGGATAAGACGTATCCTCAAATATACAATTTCTTCCTCGCGGACCAAGAGTTATCTTAACAGCATCTGCTGCTATGTTCATTCCCTTTATAATTTTTGAACGAGCTTCGTCTCCAAAAAGCAAATCTTTATACATCTTCTTTATAATTAGTTGTTCCTAATACATTTTCTTCCTCTAGAAAATAATACTTTTCTCCTTGTAATAAAAGAGTAAATAAACTATATTTTCCAAATATAACAGACGTTCCTTGCGGATAAAATTCAGATTCTCCTGCTAAAACTTCACCAGTAATAAGATTTTTATCTTCCTCATTCTCTTCTATAACAATATCAGCAGAAAGTTGTGTATTAGAATGTTTTTTGATTAATAAAATACCTTTTTTAGGAACTATCATACAATTTCTTTTGTTTCTCCTTCAGATTTTGGATCTTCAACTTTTGATTCTTTTTCTGTTATTCTAAAATCTGGACCTTTTTCTGTAATAATAGGAGTAATAATTAATCCATGTTTGTTTTGCAAAAGAAGTAAATCCTCTACAAATTGTTTCGCTTTTTTGTTAAATTCTTCTTTTTCCATAAAAACTTTTTTAATTATTAGAATCGTCATCCCATCCTGAGATGATACGAGGTTTTAATAAATTTTGAATATCCTTCTGCACTCTAGTTAACTGTTTTTCTTGTTTAATAGGATTATTTGGTCTTGTCATAATCATATATCTTAAAGCATCACAAGTATCATCATTTTTCTCTACTGGTTTTTCTGAAACCGATCTTGTCTTTAATTGAACTTCTGTATATTCTTGATAACGATAATTCTCTAACTCTCGACAAAGATTGGGACATTTATTTTTTAATATATAAAGATGAGAATTTCCTCTATTATCAATTTGAAAATATTCTCTAACTCTAGTAATTCCTGAATCAACATTATTAATAGCTAAATCAAAATCCCAGCCGTTATCATAAAATTCTTCTTTAACAGAATAAACAATTTCTTCACCTTGCTTAATCGTTGTACGATTTTTAGAAGTAGTCTTAGGATCTATCACTCTTATAGAAAAAACATTATTAACTAAAACTCTTTTTTGTCTGATTGTTAATCCTTCAAGATTTCCAATATAAGATTCAAACTTATCAAACATCTCACGACTAGAAACAGATGGTATTGCTGGCTTCCAATATTCATCAACTATATAAAGTACATTGCTTGAAGTCCATACTCCTATTAAAGCAGCTGTTGGATGTCTTTGTCCAAAATCAAGACTAATAAGTTGCTGACAATTACTATCCCAACTGAAAGAATCTATAAAATGAACTTTAGGATCAAAATCACAATACTTAGGTCCATAAATAAGTTCTCCAGACTTAGTAGCAAAGTCTATCTCATACTCTTTATTCCACTGGGCTCTTGGTACTCCCTCTTGTTCTTTTGTATACCATTCTTTTCCATAACGAAGCGGATCTTTCTCGGGATCTGCCGTATAATGCAACATTATAACATTAAATTTATTTTTTTCGTTCTTCCAGTATTTAATACCAATTTCAGTTTCTTTTTTTTGTACGTCTGTATACTTCATATCATTTCTTCTAAATCAAATACCATTCTCTCGAAAAACGTAGAATCTTCTGCCGTAGAAACTCCTGTAAAACGCCCGGAGTGAGATAAAGTCGGCTTTGATGCTGTATAAGAAGCTTGAGCTTCACTTTGAAAAGCCATTTCATCAGATAATATTCCAGAGGCTGTGTGCATTCTTAAAATATCAGCTCCTTGCGGAATACCTCGAATCCAACTATGAATAGCTGGGAATAACATTTTACAATATACATCATTCCCGTTTGCCTGCGGATTACATACTAACGAAGAAAAACTATCCCCTATTCTATATCTTTTAAGAAATTTAGGTTCATTATCCCAAATAAATTTAGCCCTCTTTATTAAGTCATCTGCATCTTCTTCTCGTTTGGACTGGAAAAAAACATTACGTCCTATATGAAATTGTACATCCCAAAGATATAAAGCTACGAAAAGCCAAGACAACATCATTTGCCTAGACTTTGGCACTAAGAGTAAATTCTCTTTTAACCAAATATTTACTATAAATTTAAGGTACATTTTATCAGGAAACAGCTTTATTGGATTTTCTTTATCATGAGCATCTAATGTTAGAGCCCAATGTGTTAACCAATAATAAGCATCTTCTTTACATAAGGCCCATTCAATATCTTGTAATTCTGGGCTTTGCTGCAATTTTTGTAGATAATTTATATCCATAACTTTTTTAAGGCGCAAGGTTAAATTGAATTCTTAGCAAGACTGTTGATTACTCTTGCGCCTCACGTTCCTTCTAAGAGGAAGTCTAATATGTAATTCTAACCTTGCCACTAAAAAAAATTACAACTCCTTTAAAAGCTGCAATTTTAAACTTTCTAATTCTTCAGAACTTAATCCCTTTGTATCAATTGATGAACTATCTAACTTAACTTCTCTTTTTTCTGGTTCAAACCAACCGCATAATCGAGCTAATGTAATAATCGCCGCATTAGCTGACTTGGCATCTGCGTCTATCTCTTTTAAATCTCCAACCTTATTTAAAACAAGCTGTTTTTCAAAAATAATATCCCGTAATTTTTTAATAATTTGCTTCTTATCTAAATTAACTTCACGGGCTACCTGTCTAAATACCCCCTCCTGCTTATCAAGTTCTGCTAAAATCTTCTCATTCCTTAGCATCTTATAACTTTCTACGGACGCCATATTCTTATTATCCGTATTATAAGCTACTAAATAAGCCTCTCGTCCTTTAAAACCATTAGAAAGATATTCCTCTATAAATTTAGTCTCTTTCTCCGTTAATGTTTTCATGAATTAATTATAGCATATCTAAAAAATAATTTCAACGGCAGATTATCCCACAATTATGAATACCCTAGAAGTATTGGTATAATATGAACTTAGTCAAGTTAGTCGGGCAAAGTTAGTCGGGAGGGCAGAGAGCAAGTTAGTCGGGAGGGCAGAGAGCAAGTTAGTCGGGAGGGCAGAGAGCAAGTTAGTCGGGAGGGCAGAGACGGGTTAATATTATAATATAAAACAATGTATATATTTATTTTGGATTGAATTTTCAAACCCCCCATCGCCTTGACTCAGTAAAGCCATCGCGTCAACCCTTCTTCCAGCAATATAATCACTTTTTGCTCTTGCTTTATTTTTTTGGATATGCTATTATATTAATATAGCTTAACAGCTATTAGCAAATTAAAAAATTAACTAAACATTATTGATTAGCTTCGGCTGTCAATAATAGAAAGCAAGTTTATGTCAAAACTAACTGCTGATGAAATCATCGCTAAGTATAATGAGCAACGCGAAAAGCAACGCGAATATCACGCAGAACGCAACGCTAAGATTACCAAATTAGTAGCGTTCTATAAGGAATTCGCAGGAAATTGCAAAGAATTAGACGAATTCATGGCAAACTAACAAACTATCAGGCAAGTCGCAAGATTTGCCTTTTAGTATAAACTAATAATACGACCTCAAAAAGATATTGTTATTTTATACTAATTTGAACTAAGCGTGTGTGGGTTGGAGGGTGGATG